CATCTATTCTGCTTATTTTCATCATTTCTATTTCAATACTGTTAGAAAGAGATTTGAAAATCAAATCAGCATCGGCACTTGCCGAAGTTGTATCTCTAATTACGGAAGTAATTCTATTGTAATCTTTATCTCCCGCAGCGTTATCTTTTCCTCTAAATCTAATTGAGCCTATTTCATCATTTACCGCAGGTGAAGCAGAATTTCTATACAATACTAAATCGGGTGCTTCGGTAGCCCCGTCGTCTGTTGATTCTATTATTACTGCATCTCCCGCACCACTTGTTTCAACATGAAGTGGTGCATCGGGAGAAGTAGTTCCAATACCGACTTTACCATCCATTGTCATTTGGTGGTCTGTGCCGTCTTTATCAGAATAAACATGAAGAACAGAAGCAGTAGTTCCTACTCTAAGGATTCTAAAATTACCATCAACTGATGTATCTGAATCTCTAAAGATTCTAAGTAGTTGGTCGGTTCCTGTTGAAGTCGTAACAGGGCTTATATCCAATGTTACAGGTTCAGATGCAGTATTATTAATTGCTTTTATTCTTGCTTGTGAATCAACTACCGAAGTGGACTCTAAGTAACCTGTTTGCCCTGTTTCTTGCACTCTTATTGTAGGATTAGAAGCCCCTTCAACATGTAGTTCACTTGCAGGACTACTTGTTCTTATTCCTACTCTATTGTTTGAAGCATCAACATGAAGTGTATCAGTATCAACTGTTAAGCCCTTACCTGCTGCAATCGTCACATCTCCTGTCAAATCTAAAGTCGCTTCTCCTTCAACAGCAGCAATAGCATCTGCATCAGCGTAAGCAGTAGCACTGGGTGCTACACCATCTAACTTAGTTTTATCAGCACCTGTCATTAAACCTGAATTACCACCAGCAACTACTTCTGTGATAACGGCATTAGTACCTGTGCTACTACTAACTGTTCTTGTACCCGCATCATAAGCGAGGTCTGTAGAAGCAGCAGCAGCAGCCCCGGCAGCATCAACAAAGTTTGCATCGTTGTTGAGTTCGCTAATGTCGTCACCCGCACGCATGACAGCACTGGAGCCAACTTTAGGGCGATTAGATGCAGCACTGTCTAACCATAGGGTGTTGTCAGCGACTCCACCGGGATTAGCCCCCTGTGGAGCAAGTTCAAGCCCAGTTGGGTCAATCAAACCTGTGACAGTCAACTTACCATCAACGGTGAGTTCGTTGGCTGCTGTGTCGTATGATAGTGTCGAATCACTGGTGAATCCACCGGCACCATCTGATAATTGCACAAGCCCACTGGTTCCACTTGAAGTAGTAGCAACTGTACTACTGAATAGTACCCGCTTCCAATTAGTACCATCGTATGCGAACATAATAGCATCACCAGCAGTGATAGCCTGATTCAAACCAGTGCTGTCAAATGTCACTGTACTACCACTTGGTACTGAAACGAATACACTATGTCCGGGTGGGAAAGTACCGCTTGGGTTTAGATTGATAGTTGATGATGGCGTTAAAACAAATACACGGTCACCATCAAAAGTAAAAGTTTGATTTGACCCCGGACTCGATACATCAATGTTAGTAGGTCCAAGTAAGTGTGTATGACGGTTTGCACCTGCCTTAGCACTGTAATACAGCATGGATTCACCCGCACTGTTGAATGATTGCCAAATAATACCGTTATCACCAAAGGTACCTGTCTGTCCTGTGTGAACTTGAGACAACGCCGTATGACCATTTATCCCAGTAGTCGATGAAATAGTACCATCACGAACAGGCGACAAGTAAAGAGGTGTAGGTCGGACAAACACTCTTTTGTCGTTAAATTCACTAAGCGATTCAATGTTCAAAGTACCTACTGTACTACCACCAGCATTTGTAGCACGAACAGTACCGAGCACTACCGATTGACGATTGTCACCAGCACCGCTACCTGTCTTTAGATAAGCAGTAGCACTACCTGTGATAGATGGATAAGCACCCACGGCAGTGGTAATGTTTGTAGTCTGAGATACTTTCAAGCCATCAGGTGTAGCGATGACGACAAATAGACACTCTTGACCACTACTTAGTGCTGTAAAACTACCTAACATCTCAGCAGTACCAGTCAAGTTTAGAGTGACGGTAATATCGCTACCGCCACCTATAGCGTAAAGTACGCCATCGAGAATGACATCACACGCCTTGACGACGAACTGATTAGCAGCAGCACCAGCACTAATTGAGCCGGGTAAATCAGGAGGGTCATTACGGTCAGAATCACCATAGGCAGTGTCATGAGGAAGTAATATACCATTACCATGTACCCCTTCGTAAAGATTTGTAAGTGATGGTGATAGTATATGGTCGCCGTCTTTTAGTCCATCATTAGTTCCATCTGTATGCCCCGAAATAGGATTGTTTGTACTCATTATTTCACCTCAATTAATATCTGTATTCTCAACTCGTTTTGACTTGTTTTTAAGACTGGTAATATTGTATGTCGTGCTACTGGGATAAACGAATCAGCACCACGAAATTGCACATAAACTTCTTTTAGAGTGTCGCTAAAAGATTCTGTCGCTGGTATAAATCCTTCAACAAGAATTGTACTGTCATCGACAATACGGACTGTTGGATTTATTGTTATTGCTGGTCGACCAGCAGAGCCGTCTGAACTTGTTGAAGGTGTACCATCGAATCCAATAACCATTTCATTGATATTACTCACTATTGTATCAAGCAATGTTCTTTTTATGTGGTCGCTTACTGGCATCATGTATCACCTCGTTGTACTATTGGTGTAGTTTTACTTCCACCCACTGTTTCTTCTTCGCTACTACCACCGATGACACCCCTATTCATTGCTCTTCCTATTATAAAGCCTGATGTACCGTGTCCTTGGATGGTAATGATTGGTACAGTGACAATTTTAATTTCACCGAATAGAGACAAATTTTCTTCACTGATTTGCTCAACAATTTCAGGTCTACTTCCAGTGTTTTGAGCACCTTCAATAATACCTTGAAGCACTCCCTCTATACCACTGTCTACTGTTAGGAATACAAGGTCAGCACTGTTATTCGTTAGATTATGTCTAACCTCAGTGAGAATGCGTCTTTGACCTTCATACTCAATAATTTTACCGGGGCGTAAGTCCCATGCATTCGGGTGACCTGAACTTGTTTTGTTTCCGCTCAAAAGATTGTTTGCTTTCAAAATACTTCGTGCAACTCTTCTCGCTGATTCATTATTACGGACAGTAAAATCTTCGATAACTTGCGGGTCTTGTTGAACATCGTTTTTGCTTTGACGCTCAGCATCTTTAACCTCAGCGTAGGCTATATCGTTAACAGAAAGTGGCTGACCTTGTACTACTATGACATTGCTTGTGTTTTCAATTGGGTTAGTGCCAGCAGGTCCTCCTCTTTCGTTTGCGTTAACGAATCGACCTGCCTCACTAAAGTTGAATGGAACATATAACAAGTTTCCAAATCGCTCAAAGTAGACAATGTGACCGTCATGTCTACCAAGGAATCTTAAGGCAGTGACAAGATTAACACCGTAGAAATCAGTAGCAACAAATCTTGTAGTGTAGCGACGACGGTCACCACCTGAATTAGATGGAGATAGAGGTAATGCTATGTTTACTGATGTTAAGGAGTCAGCAACATCTCGACCAAGACGCATAGCCATGTCAGTAGTTCTAAATCCAACATCAATAGGTTGGGCTGCATACCCTGCTGTAGCACCAAATCCTAACTCTTTGAGCGTTCTACCTTTCATATTACGAATTGAGAATGTAGAACCTTTATTTCCAGTGGAATGAGCACCTATTGATAGCCTTTCAGTTTGTGTATCTATAGAATAAAGCATCTTCAAATTATTTAAAGCAACATCATTTTGGAAATCTGTTCCCATATAGAAGATAGAAGATGTCGATGAATGACCGGGAGTGGCTGTATGAGTCAAAATTATGTTGTCCTCTCTTTCATCTATTGTGTAGGAATGAGTAGATGCTACTGCGTAAGTTGTAGTCTTACGCTTGTTGATAGTGACTTTGGCTTGAGTTGTACCTTGCATAGCAATCTCACCGAGGTGAAGTGCGTTGTCTATGAATACAGGCTTACGCACTTGCTTCATAACTACATTACTGTCACCAGTTGTGCGTTGCTGTGCGAGATAAGGCATCAGGCATCACCACTGTGGTCAGATGTATTGTAGGTCACATCGCCCTTATGCCCTTTACTATGTAAAGACTGACTAAAACGAGGTTTGATTCCATAATCCTTACCGCTACCAGTACGACGAGGAGCATCGCTACGGTAATGTTGTAGTGTATTTTCACTAACAAGTAGTCGAGTGACGGTACTTTTGAGTGTGTTGACATCGAAACCAGTCACTCCTGCTCCGGGCAACTTAGGACCCTTAGAGACAGGAACAGTATCGCTACTACTCTCCATAAGATATACCGGCTGATAAGGAGCATTACCATCGGGAATAGTAGCACGCATGTAAGAACCTGCCCCACCGTTAGTTGACTCATATGTAAATAGACCATACTTACCACCAGCAGTAGCAGTGTAGTATGTACTACCGTGCTGAGGAGTCCCGCTATTTACCGCACGAATTGGTCTAAAGACTTCGATGTGTTTGTTGTCTAACAAACGCACTGGTCTGACCATAAATCGAACAGTTGTATCTTTAAGATTGTGAGCCGAAGTGGTGCTTGTAGTAGTTTGATATGGATTACTTGTTGTACCTGAGCCACTTCTACCCCATCCTGTATCATCAAATGGGTTGACGAAAGAGCGAGCCTCAAGGATGTAAGTTCCACCTGTGGCTTTGATATTGCTTGTATGACTGAATTGCATAACTCCGCCTTGAGGTTGAGCAGCGAATGTGATAGCAGTAAGGTCATAGTCACCTAATGTCTGTGAGCCTGACTGCATTCCACCTTGTAATACGATACGCTGACCTACACCTGTGTCTGAGTGTAGACTGTGGGCTTCGCTGTTTATTGCCACCATGTCTTTATTCACACCAGTAGAAAATGATTCAATTGAGTCAGCGTCTATACCGATACGAGGAGAAGAGCGAGATATTGGCTCTTTGTGAACTGATGTCCCCGTGACGCTTTCAACTCTATCGCTAACAGCAGCCTCCGGTTTTAACAATCCATCTTCGTCAATTTCAAGGCGAGCACTAATACCTCTTTTTACTTCATCTGCTTGTAAAACATCGTCACGAGGTCGAATCAAACCTTGCCCGAAAGTCGGCTCAGCAGTAAAGCGAGATAAAACTACACCTGAGCCTTCGTACACGCTGTCTATTTCAGCAAGAATGTCCTCGTTAAATTGAGTAGGGTATCGAACACCACGACCGCTACCCATGTCTCCTACACGCATAGCGTTGGTAGGTGCGAATACATCAACAAGAATTGTTGTACTACCGTTGTTCGTATCATTGACACGACCACCAAAGCGAGGCACAGCAGTAGGCGATGTCACGACATCTCCGCTACTGTCAGCAATACCCTTTAAGTTGACAATTGGCTTACCTCCATTGTAAAGACGAGCATAAGGAGTTCTGCTATTAGTACGGTCGTACTCATATGCATCACCAGCATCCCAAGCAGGTCGAATGCCGAAGCCTCTTACTGGTGCTTTACGGACATCTTCACCACGAGTATTACCCCACCAATCTACAAGATAATATC